GAACAGACTTCGTCATCTGCTTCACCATTCAAAAGGTCTGCAATTTCTTCATCAGATAGTCCTAAGGCTTTAAGTTTATTGACATCCCATTTCTTACTGGTTTTTTCATTTAGCCAAGTCTTGAAGTCTTGTTCCGTACTTTCTGTTTTTGTTTGTGTTTCTTCTTTTCTTATTGTTTTGATTTCGCCCACTTTCTTTAGTGGTTTAAAAGCATGTGTATGAGTCATTTGTTTAAATTGTTGTTTACCCATAAGGTATGGTTCCTTATCTATATCGTTAATAGGGAATAATGCTAATGCTTGTGGTGCTTCAATTTTAGCAGCACTAATTTTATTTGTTGCTCCATTCAAGCAGTTAATACCGTGCTGTCTAGCTTCATATTGTAATTTATAATCGTTACCGGCGTATTCAAATACACCTTCTTTACAAATACCCATTAGTTTTTCAAAGTCTGTTCTGTTCATTATACAATAAGTATAATTCTTCTTTATATTACCAAAGATTCTGACATATTCATAATATGATTCAACAATGAAAGCATCTTTTAATTTGTTAATGAGAGCCATTTTATCTTGCTCAGCATCTTTGCTTATATACTCATTTCTAGTAATGCCTAATTCTTTGAACTTCTTATTCAATTCTTTGGCTTTCTTTAACCAGATACCATTGTGACAAGTAGCATCTGAACAGTCTAATATGGAAAGCCATTTTCTTCTTTTACCACGGCAAAAATACTGATATGCTTCATACCAAGCTTCTTCAGCTAATCCATTATCGTAACAGTGAACATAATAGTGAAGCATTTCGTGAACAAGTGTATTTCTAAATTCGGCTAATGAAACATTACAGTTAGGGTTAATTAAAATTGCTGAAGGTTCAAACTTTTGAGCACTGAAATTAACTGAGTAACTAAATTTACCCATACAATCTTTTAATGGTTCTATTCTGACAGGTAGTTTATCTAGTTTGTTATCAAAATACTTAGCATTAAATTTGTCAAAAGCCTGATTAACGAATTCATTTGTTAATTCTATCTTTTGGTAATCACTTGAATCTACTTCAACTTCAGCAGGCTTTTCATTTTGGACAGGAGTTTCGTTTTTTGGTTCTCTATGTTTGATTACAGTAGTATCTTCACCTCTATCCATAAAGGCAGTTACAGTATCCATCAAAGAACTAATTTTATTTCTGGCTCTATCGTCTAAAGGAAATTCCTTGTAGATTAAAGACAACTGAGAATAAACTCTTTCAGAGTTCTTTTTGGACTTCTTCCAGGAGTTATATGCGTGTATTGCTTTCCAGTAGTAGTCCATCTGTTCAGGAGACAAATCATCTGCTAATTTTTCAAATAAAAAATGCTCAAATTCCATTGGAAACCTCTTAATCTATTTATAAATATAGTATGAATTTATACGAAGCCGCAGATATATTACATAAAAATGGGTTTTTAATGGAATCATCCATTAAAGGTGATTTCGCAAAAGGTGAAAAAGGCGGTGAACCCTATTTTGATTTGCCTAATGATTATACTTATGATGATGCTAGACGATACTTTATGGAAGCAATTTATGGTAAATTAGATGATGAAGATATACAAATTTATTGGGATAATTATTTGAGAAAATCCCGAATAAAACAATTTGAAACAACATATAATCAGTTTGAAGATTACAAAAATAACACTAAACAAATTAAACTATATCGTGGATTGGTTCTAAATCGTGATAAAGAAGTAGATTTAGATAAAGCTGGTGAATGTTGGTCTTTTAATAAAAATGTTGCTGTAAAATGGGTAGATGGTATTTGGGATAATATTGTTTTTAATCATATTGTAAATAGAACTGAACTTGAAGACTGTAAGAAGGTTATTTTAACTGCTACAACAACATTAGATAATTGCCGTTTACCATATTCTATATGGCTTGCAGGACGATTTGAAAGACCAGAATGGGAAGTTCGTGTAAAAGACGAATCAAAAGTTAAGATTATTAATTCAAAAGAAATAGAATAATGACAGATTTCGCTAGTGAATTTAAGAAAATTTTTAGTAATAGTTGCCAACCACAGACAGACTGGAATCAACCTAGATACTTTGATTCCTTAAATAATGATTGCTATGGTAGTGAAGCAGCTCTTATGGCATCATTGACTAGCGAAGCATATAATAAGTATGGATTATCTGTTTATTATTTTGTTAAAGAACACGATACAAAGTTTGACCCATTACTTGGCGAAGACCAATTAGAAAACATTAAAAGAAGATTTGCTTTACAGGTATATGCTGAGAATGTTCCACAATTACAGAAACAGTACCAATTACAAGGTATGATTTATACCGAAATTGTGGAAGTCCAATGTACAATTCAACATTTCGCTGAAGCTTCTCGTTATGATTGGAAAACAGAAAACCCAACTGCATACGATTCTATTGTTCCAAAGATAGGCGACTTAATGTATTTTAAATACTCTGATTTGTATTATGAAGTTTTGAATGTAAAAGACTTTGCTGAAGGCACAACTTTCTTAAGTACACCAATTACATACAAGTTTAGTTTGAGAGTTTGGAGAAATTCTCACGAAAATGTGGATGAATTGAATGTAAACGATGACAATATGGAACATTTGAGAAGTTATGTTGAGCTTGGAGAAACTTTCAATGTTGAACACGATATGGAAGAACATACTGCGGCAAATAAGTTAAATCCTAATGCCGGTATGCAGGAGATACATAAGGACTACGTTCCTGACCAGACTAGCGTCGTTAAGGCCCAGGGAGACATACTGGCTATAAACGATAATCTCAAAGAAAAGGAGCAAGCACAGGCCGTTTATGACCCAAGTACTGACGAGTCTAAAAAAGATTTGCCACGAATTGACCCCTTTGACGGATGGTAATTATAAATAATAGACAAAATAAAATGTGAGGTGAAATTATGATAGAGAAAAAATGTAAAATCTGCGGTAACTTCTTTCATTCAAGAAAGATAGCAATGCATTATTGGAACATTCACCATAAGAAATATGGCGAATATAAAGATAATGAAGAAACGAGAGAAGTTCCTGACCCAGTTGGAGAAGAAGATGAGAAGAAAACCAGTAAGAAAACCAAAACCAGTTCCACCACAGGAACCACAGAAGTAGAAATACAAACAACCCCGATAGAAACAGAAACAGTTCAAGAAGGTATTGTAAAAGTACCTGAAACAGAACAAATCCCTTCGCCTGAATTATGGAAAGAAACAGCCCACTTGTTTGATGGACCTGTTACTAATGAAGCACGTAATGTTTTAAGAAAAACAGAAAAAGCAAATCCATTTGATAACGGCGAAACTATAAACGAATGGTGTAATTAAATATGAAAATTTTAACTCCCACAGGTTATCAAAATTATCAAAAGATTATTAAGAAGAAAGCTGAATGTATTAAGCTTGTTTTTGACGATACAAGCATAAATTGTAGTTTAGACCACCGATTTGACAATGATGGTGTAGAAATTCCCGCAAACAAACTAAAAGTAGGTGATACTTTGTGCGGAAAGGTAATCAAAAAGATAGTTCCTTTGGGTGTTAAAGATGTTTATTCACCACTTATGGTAGAAGGTGGGCACAAATACTTATCAAATGGTTTAATAAACTATAACTGTTCGTTTGAAGGTTCTTCACCTACACTTATTGAAGGTGATATAATTAAGACTTGGATTGGTATTGAACCAAAACGCACAGATTATGGTTATCACATGAAAGTATTTGAAGATCCAATGCCAGGTGTTACTTATGTAATGGGTGTGGATAGTTCAACTGGTGTCGGACAAGACGATTGTGCGTTCCAAGTCCTTAAAATTGTGAACAAAGAACTATACGAACAAGTTGCAGTGTATAAAAACAACAAAATTAAACCATACGAATATGCCGCTGTGGTTGCCGAAGCAAGTGAACGATACAATAACTGTCTAATGGTTGTTGAAAACAATGACTGTGGACGTTTCGTTACTGAAGAACTTTGGTATAACATTGGATGTGGTAACATATTGAATACAGACGGCAAAGGTATTGGTACAAGAGCAACACCTGCATCTAAACTTGAGGCCTGTATAATGCTTCGTGACGTAGCAAACGCAAAGAAACTTATTATTCACGATTCAGAAACGATTTATCAGTTGAGTAGATTTGAACAAATCTCTCCAAACCACTTTAGAGGTGCTAAAGGTTGCCACGATGACCTTGTATCTAGTTTGTATTGGGCAATTTATTGCTTGAAACAACCTCAATTTGATTTGGATGCTGTACAGAACGCAGCAGTTGCTAAAAATGTTCAAGACGATTACGCTCCTCCACCTTGTTTATTTGATGAGTCATCAGACAATAGTGATTTTTGGAAGAGTTTTAATTAAATGAGCTTTGCTAATAAAATAATACCTAGATTAGGACAACCGGCTGATGATAGTGAATGGTATGTCAAGGCGATGTATCAGTCTTTAAACGAATATATGACTGATATTGAAATTGCTATGGCAAGACCACAATTCACTGTAGCCGGTATTACTACAGTTCCTGGTTCTCCACCTATTCCAACACCTGTAACGGCTCCTGTCGGTCAGGTTTCAAACAAACATATACGATTAACATATCCTGAAGTAAAAGCAGCTATGTTTTGTGGAAATGGAGCATTGACTTTTCCTAACTTGTTTAAACTATTTGCATCCAAACTAATGCTTAATTTCACCAATGCGTATTCTTCGGCGATAGTTAGTGGAATAACCGCATTTACATTTGATGCTGTAACACCTTTCACAACAATGGGAACAGCATTTATGACAGAAATTACTGGTATTGGGGCAGCTGGTGGAATGACTCCTGAAATCTTCCATAATTCATTGAGTAAATACTTGGATTTAGCATTTAAATCTATCATTCCAGTAACAATGCCCTTTGTAGGTATGGGTTTAGTTCCATCTGGTCCATTTACTGGCACGATTGTAATAGCATTTCAACAGGTAGTATTAGTATGATAGCACAGACATATAATAATTATTGGAAACTTGATTTAAAAGAATTACCAACAATGGGTAAGTTATATCCTGAAGGTACAGTAATCAAGATTAGACCATTAAACGTTCAAGAAATCAAATACTTGGCAACCATTTGCGAAGAAAATGCGACTGATATCATTAACGAGATACTTGAAAAATGTGTATTATTGAAAAACATTGAATTTGAAGATATATTTTTAGGCGACAGAACTTATTTAGCATTTTGGGTTCGTATCAACAGTTTCACAAAGAACTCTGGCTACGATATAAACATTAAGGAATGTGATAAGTGTAAGAATCCTTATACAACCAACATAAAACTAACAGATTTTGAAGAAAAATATATCACTGAAGACCCACAGGAAATAGATTTACCTGATGCTGGCATTACATTGAAATTAAAATACCCAACAATTAGGGATTTAGAAGTCAAATGCGAAGATAAAGAAGTAGAAAAATTTATTCGTCATATTGACGTTGCCGACAAGAATGTTGTTATATTGGAACAATTCATTAGAGGACTAAGTGCCTTAGATTATTCCATAATGAAAAACACAATAGATAAAATGGAAATCGGATTTAGTAATCAGGTAACCATTTATTGTCCTTTGTGCGGTCAACCACACACTTATACGATTGAATATACTGATATGGGAT